CCAATTTGGGGTTTGTGTTTCACTAATTTCAGCAAAGGATGAACTTTGGTCAGTATTTATATTAGCATAATTTTTTGTTTGTGTATCATCTATTAATGACCAAACCAAGACTTTTCCAACTTCTCCTGTTCCAGATACACCATCTGGAACAATATTTGCTTTTGAAACGACACTAGGATTACCAACCGATCCTGTAGCAGATTGGCCTGTAATTTGTACTGTCATGCCTAAAGCTATAGATATTGTACCCAAAGCACTTGTACCAGAAACTCCTGATGGACTTACATTTGCTTTTGCTACTAAAGTAACAGACCCTACAGAACCGCTAGAAGATACTCCAGATACGCTAACATTAGCTTTTGCTACTGTGGTAGCTGTTCCAAGAGCACTTGTTCCTGCAAGACCAGATAAACTGACTACGGCATTATGATGAACGGTTACAGAACCAACTCCACCTGTTGAACTTAAACCTGCAACTGGTACGTTTGCTTCTCCATCAACGTCTACGGATACTCCGCCTAGTGTTGCTACGGCTGTAGGTAAGACTGCTACAGCATTTCCATTAACACCAACTCCTGATACGGAGCCTGTTGCTGATTGTCCTGTTGGAATTACATTAGCTTTAGCTACGATAGAAATAGTGCCTAACGCACTTGTAGCTGCTAATCCTGTAAGAGTGACTGGTACTGGTTCGCCCCAAGCACTTTCACCCCAAGTGCCTCGACCCCAACCAGTAATATTAGCCATAAGAGGCTAGACTAGGCTATTCTTATAATAGCTGTACTGGCTGCTGCTGCTGGAAAAACTATTGTAAAATCACCTGCGGTAGATGTTTTATCACCACCAAAGTCAATTGTTGCTACAGATTTATTACTATCAGTTGAATTGTAAATCATACAACCTCTAGCTGTTACGGTAGCTGTACCAAAAGTTAAATCAGCAAAATCAGTAAAACCTGTTGTGCCACTTGAAGTAGGATCTACCCTAGTTAAATTACTACCGCCAGATGTATAGTTAGTGCCACTTGCTTGTCCTGTTGTAGTAAAAGCTGTGGTAGTTGCACCTAAAGTAGCTGAGCTTGTGTATAAAGCTAATTTAAAAGTATCTCCGCCTGAGTTCTTAAAGTTATGCACCGCTTCAAGAAGTTCTTTCTTAAAACTTGTGGTTAATGTTGATGAAATAGCCATATTAAATCCTTTTAATTATATCTGCTAACTCTGTATCACCAGACTTAATAAAGTCTTGTATCAAAGTAGCTTTATAAGATTTTATAGCATTTTTTATATAAATCAAACAAACTTGATATATAGCGTCTTTATAGGCTTTTGCTTGCTCTTGTATGTATGGATCTTCGCTTTCGCTTCTACTTAATATTTTTTCAGTAAGTCTTTCTGCCCAAAACTCTGGTGGATGACCACCATGATTAGAAGTTTTAGCTTCTATAATGCCTAGACCAGGCATACCTGCTGGTGTTATTTCATCTACCATTTTTTAGGCTCAGGTGGTTTTAGGTGTGAATCATACCTATCAACAAGTACAGGATCTTGTGGTTTTCTTATCATATCAAGCGTATCTACTTTTTTTAACTCCAAACCTTTTTCTGTTGAAAGTATTATGTATGGATTTTTAAGTCTATGGTATCCATACAGTTTTTGCTCTGCTGGAACGTCTGTATCTAGCAAACCAGAGGTTTGTGCAACTTCTACTTGCATACCTGCTGATATGCATTTACTAAGCCAAAACTCAACACATCCTCTGCCTGCTTCTGCAAAATGTAAATTACCTTTATATGAAAAATCTATTCCAAACATTTTAATATTAGCAACTTCATTCCAGTATGCAAAGGCTACTGCATAGGCAACTGTATTATTAAGGTAATGACAATTAGCATAATTAATTACTTCTTCTATTGGATACTCTACCAATCCTGGACATCTTTTATCTAATTCACACGTATAGATAGGGCCTTTATGTTCTTGCAACATTTTAGCCATACTTTTAGTTTGTCCGCCAGCATCATCTGTATCTAAGAATCTAGATGCAGGATCCATCATAAATATTCTATCGTGATATATTACGGTTCCAACACCATTTATTGCCCACACTTCATCAAAGTGTATACCGTGTGATTTAGCTAAATTGTAATCAAACCAGCTTTTACCCATACCAACTATGGCTACTGACTTGCCCTTAAGACTTTTGATTTGTTTCATTTATTTTACGATACCGTTGACCTCAAAGAATCGTAACGGTATTCATCTCTCCTTCCGCGAGCTTCTGCAAGGTTTTTCAACCTAGATATTTCATTAACAAAGCGTTGCTCGTATTGCTGTGTTAAATCGTTTTCACCTTTCATGAATATATATGCTTCTACTAGACTGCCGTATAGCAAAGCATTTCTAGCATTATTAGAAACCCAAGTTCCTGTAGTATCTGTAACTAAAGAGTTTGGTTTAAATAAATAATGTAATTCTACGTTGTAGTCTTGATCTGGGACAGGGCTAACTATAATAGTAGAGCCGTTATTAGATGCTGTAGATAAATCTTTATCAAAGTCTGCATAATATAAAGGTAACCCTCTAAGAGTGGTATCAGTAGGATCCACGATATATTCACGCATAAATGTTACATGTTTTTTGTCTAAATAATGATAATCACCACTAGAATCTATTACTGCTAAAGAAAAACTTAGTTGATAGTCGGTTGGTGCAGTCAAATAGGTGTTACCTGTAGTTAATGTCCCTGTTACATTTTTTCTAAAATAATCAAACTGTATTAGTTCAAATATTCTTTCTTCTGCATTTTTAATAAAATCATCAAGTGAGTTTACAAAAGTAGTTTCCGTATTTTCAGTATAATTTTGTATTAGTGTTTTTAACTCAGCTAACGTCATGATGTAACTATTGTAACCTCGCCAACACCACCTGTCATCTCGCTTACAGTAAAGTTTGTTGGTAAAGTAGATGGATTCAAATAATCTGGTTTAAATATATTACTACTTACAACCACTACAAAACCCTCACCCTCTTCTTGGTCATTATTAGGTCTTGCTTTGTATAAAGCCTCTGGGTCAGCAGTAGCAGTTAATGGTTCTAGTTGTGGGTGTTTTGGCTCGTAGCAATCATGACAGACTTTTGCACCATTCCATTCTTCTTTTAGTTGTAATAACTTGTATTCAAACCCGCATCTGTCACATAATCCTTTTGCAAATTTACCAGTTGCATAAGCCATTATATTACTCTTATTTTCGGTCTAATTCTAAATGAAGCTCTATCTTCATCTTGATCTGCTGCTCTTCTAAATTCTTCTTCATATAAAGCTTTTAATTGTGCGGTTCGCTCTGGTGCTCTTTTTAATGATATGTAATAAGCCAGACCTGCTACAAAACAAGGATAAAACCTAAATGGCATATCCATAGTATTTGTAGATGTATCTGCATCATCCATTCTTACTATTTTATTAAACACTAAAATATCTGTAGAGTTCTCTGGTGCTGGCCATATTTTTAAATTTGGTGTATTTAATTTATCTAAAAAGAATTGTGATGGCCTAGACTTAGTTGTTTTATTTGGTATGTTTATATATTCAGAGCGGCTTATTCTATTCATGCTTATATCAGTTTGCACTTCATTTACGGTTCTTCTAAGCACTACATCTAATATATCTATTACATTAGAATTTAAAGAATAATCAGTAGTTCCCTCTGTAACTGTTTGTGTAGCTTGTTCTATAGTCCACTGGTTCAATCCTCTGTTGGCCCATTCTGCCAACATCAGATTAATAGATCGTCTTGATGTTTTTAAATCATAACCTGTTCTAAGTTCAATACCGCATCTTTCATAAGCTTCTTCTACAAACTCAGCAACATTAGGTTCAAAATTTGTGCTACTTGATAATGCCATTATTTATTATCCTCTTGGTTATATAAATTATCAAATGTTATATTTGAATCCATATAACTATCATGCTTTTCTGCTGAATGTATCCACTGACTTGGTGCAAAGTCAGGGGCACCTTCACCAGTACGCCATAAAGCTGGGTTTGTTGCTCTTACTCTATTATTAGGTAAAGCTACAAAATTACCAGTATATTCACCAGCATCAGTCAAGTATAGCACATGACTTTGTTTATGTTGTGCAGGATCATCTGCAATACTATTTTCAGTATAATCAACCGTAAACATATAGGTACCTGTATAAAACTCTCCATTAATTTTACATATCCAGGGAGATGAACTTACTCTATCAAGCACTACAACTGAGTGATGATGGCTTAAACAATCCCATGGTTGTGCTAAGTGATCTTCCATTGGTTTTGGCCAGTCTTGCAAAGGAACATCAGCAACTAAGGCTTGTATTGGCATACGTGCCCACATAGCACCACCGTGTACGTTTTTATCTGGATAACCTTCAAAATCAGTCTCACATCCCGTAAAAACTACTTGAAAGCTTAAAGATCGATCAGGAATAGTGTTTACAGCAAAAGCCAAGGCATGTAAGTATTCGCCATGGTATTGTTGGTGATTTGCTGTAAATTCTTTTCTTACCCAGCATTTAAACTGAGGTACATTCGATATTAAGTATGACAAGGGGTCCCCTTTTTATATTTTACCACCTTTAGAAGAATACTTAGTTTTTTTCATTCCTCCACCATTAGCCATACCTTTTGTTCTTTTCATAGCTCCACCGTTAGCTTTGCCCTTAACTCCTTTCATAGCTCCACCGTTAGCTTTGCCCTTAACTCCTTTCATAGCTCCACCGTTAGCTTTGCCTTTAGTATTTTTGACACCACCACCTATAGCATACATTTTAGTTCTTTTATACATAATTAACCCTTTTTAGTTTTTTTTGTAGTTTTCTTGGCAGGAGCTTTCTTTTTAGGCATATTTAAATAAATACGATCTTCCTTTACTGGCTCATCTGGTCTCACTTTAGCATCCAATCTTGCTTGCAATTTTGGATCAACTGTTGTTTTTTTCTTTGGCATTTTAATCTCCTAACTAAATGTAGTTACTTTTCTTTTTTGTTCCATAACTGCTCCACACCCTTTTGCTATAGAACCACCATTTTTCTTTTTAATTCTGTTCTGTTTAGCCATATTTTTTTCAATAACACCTTCCATAAATTCCTCATAAGAATTTTGTTTACCATCTTGCATACCAAACTTTTTTTCTGACATAATATTATTCTATCTTAATTTATTGGCCATAACAATTCCTTGACCTCGTATTGTTACACGTCCACCTGCTTTTAATTTATTGGAAACCATAATAGGCTTACCTTTTCTATCTGGATTTGGATCTTTTTTTCTTTTACGAGCAACTAACTTAGCTCTATCTGCCTTAGACATGCTTTCAGCTTTTTTTCGTGGCAAACACTTTGGTTTACCTTCAGCTTCTTTTCTACTACCGCAAGATCCTAATATTGAACCATCTGCACCTATTCTTACCCACTCTTCATCTAGCCAACTTTGTAATTGACCTTTACTCATCTTAATCTATCTGACATTACAGCACCTTGTCCTCTAATAGGACCACCTGCAAACTTACCTTTTCTTTTTCCGCCTTTAGCTTTTTTTGCATAGTTAGGATCTTTGCAGTATTTAGATGCAGCTAAATTTGCATAAGCAGAGGGATATACATCAAAAGTTCTTTTTGCCCAAGCCTTACCTTCTGGGCATATTTTTCCTTTACTTTTAGCTTTTTTACTCTTTGTTTTCTTCGCCATAATTTAAACCGTCCAAATGATAGTTTAGCGTAAGCTCCTCGCCAACACTAATTTTTTTTGATGTTATAACGTTATAAACTCTATAATCGTCCCAATCTAACTCCTCACTAAGATAACAATTAGATTGCTCTGAATGATTTAAAAAACCACCAATAGACGTTCTTACATATCCTTGTATGATAGGAATTTTTATGTGTGACATACCTAAATCAAACTCTTCATTAATATCATCTATTGCAAACAATCCAAAACCCTCTATAGGGCTTTTTTGTACCTCAATACAATCAGGTAAGGGTTTGTAATAAAATTTATTGTAAACAGGATACATTACTTAGTTCTACCAAACTTTTTACGTATGGCATCTTTGCCACGTCTAGCAATTTCTGCCTGTCTTGGTTTGCTACTTGCCTTAGCTCTTTGCTCCATAACTGTAAGTATTTGAATTAATCTTGCAAAAGGTTTTTTTGTTTTTTTTACTTTTTTTACTGTATCTCTAGCGTCTTGAACAGTTGCGTATTTTATAGATACGGTATCTTTAGGATTTTCATCAGTATATAAATCAGAATGTTTTTTTGACCCAACTGGCTGGCCTTTTTTTCTAGGTATTCTGCCTTTTTTCTTTGGTTCAGGCATTTTTTTTATGTCTATAACAAACATTCATTTACTTGCTTTTTTTAATTTATTAATTCTTTTTTTTTCGTCAGATAGTATTTTTTCTAATACTTTCACTTGTGCGGCATGTGATTTAGAGGCTTTTTCTAAACCTTTTATTAATTTATCTAATTCTTTAGTGTATCCGCCCATTTAACAATTCCAGTCTCTTCTAGCCCAATAATTTGCACTACACCTATCTGTTGTGCCACCCATTCCTTTACTTCTAGCACAATAAGATTTTTTACGTTTAGGATCATTTTTGTGCATGCCAAGTTTTGCATCACCAAATGTGATACGTTTTACTCTTGATTTTTCGCTGCTACACCCTTTTACAAAGACTACTTTTCTCTTTTTGCCATAACCAGGCTCTCCTTTACGAAGAGCCCTAGGTCTATTAAGAGTTACGGTTTTGCCTTGATACTCTGCCATTCATTAATAGTTTTTGGTTAAAACTAATATGATTGAATATGTATCACCACTAGAGTGACCTACCGTAGTAAAGTCAATATCTCCAGTTTTACCAGAACCAGCATTATTTGGTATGCCTGTAAAAATGTCATAATATTCATCACCTGTACTATCTGAAGGTAATCCTGTTATTAAAACATTAGAAGTAGCGTCAAACTCAATATTAACACCCATACCTCTACAAGCCCAATATATTCTAGATACTGATACTGATGTACAAGTTTCCCCAGCACTATTAGTTGTAAGTGCTGATACATCTACTTTTTTTACAGCAGATTCACCTGTTCCATCTGATACATTAGTAAATTTCAAGACAGCAGTTTTTTCACCATCTTGAATGGTTTGTGAAGTTACTGTATCTGCCATTATTTACTCCTATCTTTCGCAAATTACATTTACGTAATCGATTGTCATAGTTTTAGCTGCTGCTTCACCATTTTGAATACCAAATGATACGGTTAATTCTTCATCATCTGGTAAATTAGTATTTACAACACCTACTGGCTCTGCTTCACCTATAAAGTATGAAACTTGTGAAGTATTTGGATCAATAAAGAAACCAACTGTTACAAAAGTATCATCAGCCAAGGTGGTTACTGCAGTAGTAGTAGTATCTGTGCCGTCTTTTTCAATATGAAAGTCTAGATTAGTATCACCATCATCTTTCATAAAGTAAACACCGTCACTAACTGCTAATGGTGTAGTATCAGTTATTTGCAAACCCATAACAACGTCAGATTGTGTCGCATCACTTACTTTAAATCTAGCTTCAAAAAAAGCTCTTTTACTACTGCTTAATTTAAATGACTCACCTTTTAA